TTGTGGTGTTCCATATCCACACAATCCCATTATTTTTCCGTCAATTGAATCAGCTAGGTACTTGTTCCTATCTTCTGGTGGAATATTATTCTTCTCGAAGTAGATGTTACCAGAATGACTATTATAAAAATCTCCAAAGTTATTCCATCCACCATGGCCAACAAATATTTTAATTAGTTTATCTTTCTTATCAAAGTAACCAATACTATTACATTCTTTTTGCTCTGCTAGATAATGGTGATTAATAGCAAAAGAACCTGCACCATCCAAAATAGCAACACAACCTTCTTCATATGGTGAAGAAACTACTGCCGATGCTGCATGTGATAAGTGATGAGATATAACCATCACTTTAGCTTTTGGAAATGTATCATATAAAATTGAATGTATTATATTCAACTCAAGTTGTTCGTTCCATAACAATAATGGACTACTTGGAATACAGACAATATCAATGTCTTCAGGTTTCAACCCAGAATAATCTAAACAGTAATCAATAGATTTTTTAGGAAAGTTACCTTCATATTTCACTCTAGTGAGTCTTTCTTCTAAGACACTACAGATATGTTCACCATCTTTAAATAAAGTTGCACCAGCATCATGAATCCATGTTCTGCATGTATGAACTATAGGATGAAATTGTTCATTAGCATTCCATTCATATGCGCCATATAATCCAATAATATTCACATTAAACCTTTAAGAATTCTAACAGTTGCGCTTCATTCATTGTACCAACCTTACGTTTAACCTCAGCACCATTTTCATCCAACAGAATCATTGTTGGCACTGAACGAACTCCATAATGTACAGACTCCATAATGTTCTGATCAATGTCAATGTTCTCGATAGGCACTGTGATTTTTTCTTTGGCACTTTCGATAATCATCGATAGTCCTTTGCATGGACCACACCATTCTGCGTAAAATTTAATTGCTTTCATTACTTCTCCAATACTGCTACAATATTATCTTCATCTATAATAGCACGTTGTGCATCACCAACCTTAACAACATGCGCTTTAGTCCATTCAAGTAGCACAATATCTCCAACATTAACTAGAGTTACATCTGGACCAATTGCCAATACTGTTGCTCGTTTAGATTCATTAACTGATGTTGCACCTTCCAGAATAATTCCAGATGCAGATTTAGTTTCAGCTTTGTTCTCAGCTACAAGAACTTTCTTTTTTAGTGGTTGTACGTTCATTTATATCTCCTATTATACATCAATCGTTCTTGCATGGCAAGTTTATTTCTTCTTATGTGGTACATCGAACACGAATGTAATTCTTACGCAGTCTCCAACATTCTTAGCCCCATGGTCCAATTTGTTGTTGAACCATAGCAAAGTTCCAGGTTCAACTCTTACAGTTTCATCTCCAACACTATACTCATATGTGCCTTGGATCGCAAGATGGTATCTGTCTCTAGTTTGATAGTAACTTCCAATGTCAATATGCTTTCCAACCTCTCCACCAACTGGAAGCGATAGATATCCGCAACGTGAGAAGGTTTTGAAGTTTCGTTTCAGGAAGGCAATAATCTCTGTGTGTCTGTAGTATGCATCTGTTGGTACACTAATCTCACTATCACCAACATATTGATCAGGTTTTGTAACTGCACCCATTACGAGTTGCAGAACACCAGCTGAAATTTTTGGGAATCCCCATTCATCTACAAGATCATGTACACCTTCCATATTCTTTTGTGCACCCCAATCTTGAGGATTCTTTTCTAACTGGCTCAACATCTTCTTTACATTGATGCCAGTCTTAATTATTTTAATGTTCTGCATTTTTAGTTTCCAGATTTAGATATGTCTTGTCTTGACTGTTACCAACAGTGCCAGTTAGAAAAGAATTGAATGATAGAATAATTCTTTCATTCTGACTTTTATTTGGAGTAACACTATGTTTCAAATAACTAGGAAAGATTAAAAAGTCTCCTGTCTGTGGCTTCAATGTTAACTTACTACTATTGTATTGATTCAATCCACTAAAATTATAAGTGAATTTATGAGCTGTGTCATATGTAGTATCATACTGAAATATCATATCAGATGAATCATCTGCGTAAATATAATAAACCGCAGAGAAAATAGAATTTGGATGATTATGTAAATGATGTTTCGAATCTGTTGGACATCTAATAACCCAAGAGTTTGTGATAACAAAATCATCAGTAATCATCAATACTTCTTTTATGTATTGATTGAAGTATTTAACACAAGTTTTTTTAATATTAGATAGCGCAGGATGTTCTAATACAAAAGCACTGTTAGTTATTCTGTGAAAATCATCAGCATTGTTTGCTGGATCATAATGTGGTTCTTGATAATCCATACTAAGAATATCTACGTATTCTTCTGCTGAAACTTCTTCAGTTGTTTTATATACTACAATCGGTGTTGCTCTAATAGAATAAATGGTCTCTGACATATTTTCCTTATCCAAAGAAGTCTTCCAGTGAAGACTCTTCTTGTGTTTTCCATCCAAGTGGTTCAATGACAATCTGTAGAGCATCAAGAAATACTTTCTCAAACATCTTGTCATAATCTATGTATGATTCTATTCCAAACTCTTTCGGAATATGTTGACTGAAAGCAATCACATCTTCCTGTAGAGGATTGGGTGTACGAACATAGACGAATTTGATTTTATCACCATCACGAATTGGTTGATACTTCTTATCAAGTCCCATCTTCTTTACGTAATGGTTATAAAGCAAAGCACCACGAACATGGATCGGTGTTGACTTAACATAGATCGGAGATCCAGCATATGTTTTCATACCATTAACACCACGAGGAAATGCGATCTCTGCTGCTGACATTTTATCAAAATCTTTTCTAAAGTCCATAACATATGTATGAAGATCTTTTTGCTCACCTTTTAGAATAACATTGAGACTGTCACGCAACTTATCACGAATGACTGCTGGTGTTGATGACTTAACCATTTCAAGACCCATGACTTTGATCTTGGGTTTTGCATACTGAACACCCTCAGAGTTGTGCACGTTAATCACATAGCGTTTCTTGGCAGTCCAGATAGCTTTATCAGCTAGAACCTCACGCTTCATAACCATCTTTTGAGAATATGCATTCATATACTCAGCGAGTTCGCTATAACCAGAATCGATGAATGGTTGTAGAATCTCTTCACAAACACGATCCATATACTTAATCTTCTCGTCTGTTGACTTATCACCACAGACTTTGTCAACCAACTTCTCAAGTGTAAGGTAGATTGAGTCAGTGTCAATCGCCACAACGAAGTCTTGCCCCTCTGTCTTGAGTGCTCTGTTTAGATATGCGTTCAGTTTATTCGCCATCCAACGAATGGATAGTTGACCAGAAGTTGTAATACCTTCAGCCATACGAATGTCAAAGTATCTGAAGTACTGATTACCCATCGCACCATAAGCAGAGTTCAGAGCAATCTTCATTGCCATCTGCAGGTTGTTTAAACGAGAGATGTCCTTCAACAGATGAACCTTTGTCTTGTCGTTCTGGTATTCCTGTTCGATCTTCAACATCTGTTTCTTAAACTTGGAACGATTGATATACATCTGCTCCATCAATTCAGGCATGAACCCTTTGATGTCTTTACGATATGTCCAACCATTCGCAGTCAGTGCCAAGTCACGACGCTTACAATAATCAGTATCAATTTCTTTGTTGAGAAGTTTATCAACAGTGACAGATAGCTTTTCACTTGTCAATGTTTCTGGACTGATGTTGTACTGCATAATCAAGTGAGGGTACAGACTGTTCAAGTCAAAAGATGCAACCCACTTGTGCATACCAATCATTGGATCTTTAACATAAGCACCTTCGAACTGCGCATCTTTACCAGAGTATGCCTTTGCTGGGATAACAATACCCTTATGACGCAGGTGGTTATAGATGATCGTATCCCACATACGTACCTGTGAGTAAACATCTTCTGGATTGATCTTGGCATTGTATGCCATGGTAAGATGCAGTTCAATCAAACGCATCTTGTCTTCGAATCGGTCAACCAACTCTACGTCGTGAATGTTATACTCAACAAACTCTTGCCAGTAGTTCGTGTAGAAATCTTTAAAGTCAACTCCAGGATTCTCTTTCTTACGATCACCAAGTTCTTGTTCAGCAATATAGTCTAGCTTGTAGGATTCTTGTTTGGTGTAGGTATACTTCTTGTAAAGTTCCAGATAGTCCAGCTGGCTGATACCAAGAATGTCATAGTGAAGTTCTTCGTTACCTTTGATGAATGTCTTGCGCTCATTCACCATACCCCATGGAGAGATTTTATTGGCAAACGTGTCACCAAGTTCACGTGCAATACGACGAATAAGATAGGGTACGTCAAAGAAGTCAGTGTTCCAGCCAGTGATAATGTCTGGATAGTTTTGTTGCCACCAGATCATAAAATCTTTAAGCATAGACAACTCGCTAGTATATGCTTGATATGTTACATCGACACGAGTGTGACTATAAATCTTTCCAGTTGGAGAGTGACCGAAAGTGATAACCTTCTTGCTGATTAAATCTTTGACAGTGATCAGAAGAATCTCTTCATTGGCAGTACGGATATCTGGGAATCCATTCTCAGTGCTAGTCTCAATGTCAATAGTGTAGACTTTAATCTGTTCCATATCCCAGTTGACATCACCATCGTATGTGTCACTGATATATTGATAGGCATAGTTTGTATTACCATATACTGGAAAACCTTCAACACCTTCGTATCGTTTAACGAAGTCTCTGGTTTCACGAATGGATCCTGGTTTCACTTCATCAACGTAAATATCGTCAAGTGTCTTCCACTTTGATGGCTTGTTAGAAGTGACAAAAAGCGTAGGGTAGAAATCTACCTTACGCTGATACGGTCTGCCTTTGTCATATCCTCTAACGAGGATCTTGTCGCCCACTGCATGGGCTGTTGTGTAAAATTCCATTATTTAGTTTTTTCTGCCAATGTTTTATATCCCGTATAAGTAGGATGAACTCCATCTGCACTTATATTAGTTTCAGGTCTAGGAATTACTTTGTCTCCAAACTCTGTTGCAATTTTTTTGACTGCTTCTACTTGAACAGGTTTTAATTTATGACTTGGAAGCAACCAAAAAACTGTTTGAGCATTCGCACGTAATCTTAACTTACGAATATTTTCTTCGGTCTCAATTCCTTTGTAATCATTAGCACCAAGACTAATAATAAGTGTACGACTAGAAACATCCACTAACTTATTCAGATATTTTTCATTCCATACTTTGGAATTGATACCACTTTTTGAAATTGATGCACACTCAGTTCTTATCTGAGAAACACCAACTGCAATACTGTCACCGATAATCATACAATCAAGCATTTATTTTCCCATACATAAGTTGCATTGCATCCAGAGCACAATCGTGCACAGGATGATGTTTTATAACTTCATGTCGTTTAAAAAGAGGATGGTCTACATCTACATATCCATTTGTAGTTCCATACAAAACATCAACTGCAGTTCGAACATCTCTCCACATATTATACCCTGTAATTTCTTCGCATTCAAATTTAACTGCCAAAGAATCGATTACAAGTTGATCTAATGAACCACGTGCCCACATAGTTTGTTTAAATGGATCTTTGTATTCTCCCATATATTTGTAGAGTTTAAGGAATGCATTATTCACAGTCATATCATCACGACTTGGATCCAGAGAAACTTTACGAACATATTCGTGTTGATCTTTCCACCACCCCAAAGTAGACTTAGATGCAGTTCGACCAACAGCAAGTTGTTCCTTCACATCAAACTTTACAAAGCATGCATTGTCAAGAAGGTCTTGATATGTTGGACGTTTCTCTGGGTCGAAATGAATCAATGCTGCCGAAAGAACGACAGCATTTGATTCAACACCCAATGTTTCCACATCGAAGATAAACATTATAGAGTAACTCCGATCTTTCGATACTGAGTCATACCATTACCCTCACCCTCTTTGGTGAAGAAGGTATTGATCTTCTGCTCTGTTGACCAGTCTTTTGTATAGTCATTATCAACATCACAGATAGCAATAGCTTCATCTTCTGCAACAACACGATGACTCACAATAGTTTCACCGAGCCATAATTGAGAAAACTCTTTTGCATCTTCACAGGTAACATCATCAAGAGCATACTCAGGATTGGAAGCTGGTGCTTCAACCATATAACGCATACGGTATTGACCAATTGTTTCTACCATTACCCATACTTTTTCATCAGACATTTTGTTCCCTTTCTTTCATTATCAATTGACGCTCTTCTTCATGTTTGTCACAAAGAGTTCTAATCCAACCACCACTACGACGTTCACCTTTGTCACCACATTCTTCACAAATTTGTCCAGACAAAGATTCTGCCATTGATACCATACCAGCAATTATATCATTACCACCATCGTAATAGAAACGCAGCGTACCAAACTTCTCTTTAATCTGAGCAACCTGTACTTGCTTAATAGCTTTATACTTCATGTCTGGATACTTTTCTGCCATATTATTATTCCAATCAATATGACTTTGTATATTGAAACACAAAGTTTCAATCAGTGGATACCATCCAGATCCAGTAGCAAAGCCACCATATGGATTAGCAAACATCAGAGGGAATCGTTCATGCATTCTTTTTGAGAATTCTTCATACTCAATGTGTTCTCGCATAATTATCCCCAAGTCCTGTGTGCTTCAGCAATATGTTCCATGCCATCGTATTCTTCAATGATGTAGTTAACATCATCTGGAATCTCCACGACTTTCAATTCAGCATGATCTCCATCGGCTTTGCTACCCATCTCTTCAACTACTTGAACCAGTGCTGGATCATGGCGTTCGATCTCTCGTGGATAAACAGTTTGATCAGAATGTGCTTGGTTATAGGCACGACGATCTTCCATTGACATAGCATAGAAGGCTTCACCTTCCTTAGATTCAATGCGATCTTCTGGCTTAACTAACCAGTAAGTCCAAAACTTCCAGTGACCAAGACTCTTGTCTTGTTCTGGATATACAGTGATACCTTTGATCTCAAAGTATCGCATAACAGCTTCATGGCTCAAACCAAAGCCACCATAACAACGATTGATCACTACTTTCATTTTATCACCTTTGAATTATCTGCAACATCTTTATCATCACGAATTTCAATGAACACTGGGAGGAATAAAGATTCTTCTCCAGTTTTGTTCTTGATCCTAGCATTATACTTCACTGCCACGATTTTGTCAACTAAATTTTCACCCCAGTACTGCTTGCGAAGTGCATCTGTAAAACCAGATCCAACATTTACCTTTACAATACCATCTGCTGATTCGCATACAATTGCACCAAGCATGCCTACAGCTTTACCTTTACCCTCTTCAACTGCAACAATTTTCAGATCGCATTCAAGTTCTCCCTTGAATTTAATTTGCGTCTTACTACGTTTGTCTTCCCAAACACCTGAACCATCTTTAAGAATAATTCCTTCAAGACCACTGGTAAGATATCCTTCAAAGAGCACCTGTGCTTCATCCAGATTCTGTACGATGTCGCTAGTAACAAGCCAAATCTTTTTACCTTCTGACTTCTGTTTCTTAGTCAAGACTTCCAACGATGAGAATCGTTTCGAGTATGGAGTTGGACAATAACCATCAGTGAAGTATGCGTATGGAATAACATCCCAAACAGTTGCGTGTACCAGTGCTGCTTGTTCTGCTGAAATAGTACCTTTGTTTGCTTTGTTCAGAATACCATTACCAGTCTGACGATCTGCAAACTGATGGTCACCTTCAAACATTACAAGTAGTTCACCATCAAATACACAGTCAACATCACCAGCAAGTGCAGCAAACTCTTTCTCAAGATTACCAAGCAGGTGAATCTCTTTACCATTTCGACTACGGAATTCTACCTTACCACTTCTGACGATAGCGTTGAAGCGCATCCCGTCCATCTTTAGCTGTGCGTATGCTGGATACTTTATTTTGTCCACCAACTTCTGTTCGAATCCGCTGCACAACATTACTGGATACTCTTGAATCAAGCCACTCCACACGCTGTTTGCAGTTGATACTTGGACGCCACATTTCAAATCCTTCTCAATAATTCGTTCAAGAACCTTAGCATCATCTGGGCTAACAGCTTGTAGGATGTTAGTCAAGTGGTCAATAGCAGCGTTGCCAGTAATAACACGCTCACGCAAATCAAATAATGCGGGCAACATGGACTTCAGTGATGCTGCATGAGAAGTTGTGTTTGGAACATACTTTGGAATCTTACGTTGATAGAATTGCGTGAATGGATCAAGAGCCAGACGAATGACTTCTCGCAATGTGTCGTTGTTTGAGTTCTTACTCAGCTGTTCAATCTTATAGTTGCGTGACGGATTGTCGGCTAGATCATTCAGGAATTCATTAATGTTCATTTGCGTTTCAATTCTTTAAAGGTACGATAACGTGGATCGAATCCAATTGGCTTGATAAACGTCTTCACTGTTTGTGTGTCGATGTTATAGAATGCATACATCTTGCGTTTGTCGTCTGACAAATAATAGATGTGATTCGAGACTGGAGTTGTCCAGTCCTTTGTAGTCTCAACGAATGCTTTCATCAGGCGAATGCCTTGCTAGGAAAACCAGTGGACATACCACCAGTACCAGCAACGAAACCACGAGATGTTTTTGTAGTCATTTTTGACTTAGGAATCTTTCTGGCTTTGACAATCTGAATGTCTCCACCAGTCTTGAGGAATTTCTTCAATGCTTTTTCAGATTCAGTACGCAGTTCAGCTTTAGTCTTTGTTTTGTAGAGCACGTTCATAATCAAGTTCCTTTTCAAGTTTGTAGATATATTATACAGCAAACCTGAATTAAAGGCAACAAATAAATGCAATGACCCTACAATCCTGAGGGGATTGTAAGTTGTTGATTTATAAGGGGATTTTAGAGGCTAGAGACCAGCGATAGATCCAGCTGGGGCAATCTGAATACCTGAGCCAAAGAGACGATTGTATTCGTTCTCCATCTTAAGATCAGCGTCTGCACTGGATGCAATTGAATTTGCATGCAGTTTGATCTTACCACTTGCGTATGGCATATATGGAGCCAAGCCAACTCCAACACCCTGCTCAGTTCTCTGCATCATAATTGATGCTGGACTTTCAAGTGTGTAATCTTTATTTTGATCCATACCTTCACATTTAGAAATAATTTCTTCACCACTAATCAATTTAAATACTTTAATCATATCATTCCTCTATAACAAGTTGTTCAATAAATTCTGCTGCCATATTCTGATCAACAAAATATCTTATGTAAAATTTATCTGCTTCGTATAAATTTTGCGCAAGAACCATTATCTGTTTGTTCTTAAACACAGATACTTTAAGGATCCACTCACCACGTCTTACAGTGATAAACGAGATCATGTTTTGGGTTATTTTTGCTTTCATCATACAAGTATTTAGGGAGACC